AACCATGGTTCTGCAACTGCGTCATTAAATGCGATAACACCTGGTAATACAACACTTGGTGGTACCCAGACTGGCTTATTCTTATCTGTATCAAGGATTTTAACCCATGGATGATAAGTTCCAACATAATTTGAATCGAATGAACTTAGTGAGTTAACTACTGTTGCGATAGAATCTGAGTAAGAACCTGCGTCCATTACATAGAATGCGTCTTGTCTATCTTCTACCATATCTTTTGCGAATGTAGTTACTGAAGAGTGTAGTCTATTGATTACACCTGGTATTACTAATAGGTTCATATCGTATTCATCAGGATTTGACATTGCGTTGATTGCTTTTCTAACTGCAATAGTACCACCTGCGGTTGCTGATGATAAATCTAATCCTTGCATATTACCTGCAACAATGTTTTGTCCTGTAAGTACTGTTCTGTTTGGTGCGAATCCATCGAATCCACCTTGGAATGGTACATTGAATTTTTTATTGTCTATGATTCCGTCATTCAATGCAACTGCCGCTCCATTTGAAATACATTGACTCAATAAGAACTTTTCTCCAACAGTTTCAGAACTTGAGTCTGGAATTGGATTCAAGAAGTTCAAGTTATCTGAGTTTGTAAAGTCATATGAATATCCTAAGAATGCTCTCTTGTTAAATTCACCTGCAATTGACTGAGTTAGTTCATATTTTGGACTTGGTAAGTCGTGTCCACTATGAATTGGTGATTTAACTGCTGCAAATCCAAATGGTACAAGACTTGAGTCGATTGCTCCTGCGTCTACATCACTATCTACTTCTACTCTAATGTTTACAGATGCGTTTGGATAATCACCATTTGAACTAACTTTACCATTGTTATCAACAGTAATGTATTTGTCACCAATTACTCTCTTAATATAGTTTGGTGAGTTAGGGTCTAAGTTAAGTCCACTAAACTCTTCTACTATATTTGGTCTTGTATCACTATCTTGTACATTTTGACCGAAAACAGAGTAAGGAATCTTAGAACTATCTACTCTTCTTACTATTACTGAGAATGTTCCGTATTCAGAACCAGGTACTTCATTTGCTGGTTTGATATCTCTAATACCAATCTTGAATTCGTAGTTTGTTGGATTACCATGTGATAATGTGTGGAATCTAAATAAGTTTTTAGTAACACCCGATACATCTTGTGATATGATGTAAGGTGTTGTAGCCTCACAATATGCTTTAGTATAATCAGTTTTTCTAAGTGTATCTATTTCTACATCACAATTAGGGTCGCTGGCAAAAGACGATGATTGGAATGTTTTAAAGTTTAGATACAGATAACCAAATTCCGAACCATTTTTAGGAGATGAACCAAATGTTTTTCCAATATACTTGGTAGATGTTGGGTTCAATGATGCGGTTGCGATTGCTGTTACTGCTGATTCTGATAATCCTGTAATTGCGCCTGACGCACTTAAGAATAGTACGAAATTTGACGCTGATACTTCTGTTGTTGGTGCATTTGCTGAACCACTTAAGTTACTAATTACTGATTTATCAAACGAACCTGTTGAGTTTGCTACATTTGCAAATGGAACTTTTGTAGTTGGGTGAATTACCGCTGCTACTGAACCACTAATCTTTAAAACTAAAGGTTCAACAGTATAACCACTCTGTCCTAATACTCTTACGATAGTTGCAGTTCCTGCGTCTTCTAAATATGATTGTGCAGTATATGGTAAATATGAATCTTCTGTCAATCCACCGAATACCTGCGTAAATTCTTGAAAGGACTCGACTTTGGTTGGTACGAATGCAGGTCCTTTAATACTTTGTCCTATAAGTGCTGCACCTATCTCACCAATACCTTGAGGTAAAAATGATAGGTCTTTTTCTCTTGTGAATACACCTGGACTAACAATTCTTTCTGCCATTATTTTCTCCTAAATTAAAATCTTTGGTTTACCTTTATATAAATACTCCAAAAATTTCGAAAACGAATACTTATTTGCTAGGTGTGAACTGATTAGTATTAATATCGTAAGTTCCCTCACCATATTTCTCTCTTAACTTCACACTTAACTCTTTTTCTTCATTAAGTAATTCATTGTAAGAATCCATTAAAGCGCTCTTTTCTTTTTTCAAATCATTAAACTGATTTTCTAAACTTGTTACGCTAATTTCAATCTCACCTATTCTTGATGTTATTGATATAACCTTACTTTGAATTTCCGTAATTTTTTTAACTTCTTCTTCCGAAAAACTTTTTGCTATCTTTTCTGTCATAACTTAAAATTTATTGTTTACTACTAATATAAATATGGAAAAATTATTCATTACCACTCTTTTTGGTAATTTTAATACCTGAAAGACCTGGGTCTTCTGTAAATACTGCTTTTCCTTTTGATATCTTTCGTTTTGTGTTATTATTTAAACCAACAAATTCTGGCACAATATATGCTTTTGCTACCAATGATATTGTTGCTTTAGTAATTCTATCTTGACCCATTTCTGCAATAGTTTCAAAACTATAAGAATCACCTTTTATTACAAACTTATATCTTTCACCGAAAGACCTTCCTTGAAAGAATACAATTTGTTCTACTACTTTATTAACTTGCTCCATATAATCACACCAAACTATTACTTCATATTGTAAATCAACATAGTCTGGCCTTTCAACTGACATAAACTCTCTTTTTGGGTTTTCACCTGTCAATATTGAAAATTGGTCGTATCTATTTGTTTTACTATACTTTCTTTCAAATGCCTGGTGTGCGTCCTCATTCTGTGCAACTTTTAGTTTTGATAATTCTGTATTGATTGAAAGATTATCTCTTTTGAAGACTATAACGGGTGTAAGTATCATTCCGTTGTCGTCTTTCATAAATCCGTCTCGTTGTGCACTTGCCCATTTTTCAGGTGAAGCATACATTACAGGTACAGGAAAAAATCTTCCATCATCCTCAACAGTTGGTCTTACATCTTTTTCTAAAAAGTTTTTAAACGCAGAATCAACATCATATATACCGACACTTACATTTTTTACTTTATCTTGGTCTCTTCTTACTTGTTTTGCCTTGTTTAACTTAGGGTCAACAGATGTAGAAGATTGTGTCTGTATAATCTGAGGTTTACTTATATCTTCATTTCTATATTTTGTTGCCATCTTATAGTCCTATTGGTACTTCATTATCATTTTGATTTGAATTACCAAATCTTGTTTCTACTAACTTAATACTTGATTGTCTCGTTACATGCGTATCACATATAATAGATACATTCAAACCTTGAGTATCACCACCATCCCAATACTTAGGATTCTTTCCTGCGAAATACTGATACGAATATGCTGCGTCAATTAAATGGTATTCATTGTTCCATTGTATAATATCACCAACTTCAGGTACCAAGTCAATATCTAATAACGAATCTCTTAAAAATCTGAATTGGACTTCACGCTGATATGATTGACCAAATTCATCAGATATTTGTGAAGCTTGGTTTCTTTCTACTAATGCTGGAACTTTTATTGGATTGTGAAAAACTTTATCTTTTGATTCACCATACAAGTTTGATTTTGTTTCCGTAATCGCTACCATATAGTAATAGATTTGTGTATCAATAATATCATTGATAAGTTCTTTGTTCAACTTATTGAACAAATCCATGTCTCTTTGCCCACCGAACAATGCCATTTATTATCCTATAAAAATTGGTCTTGGAACTCTGTTTAAAGTTTCCTCTAAAAATTCAGATTCTTCTTTTCGCGCTTCCATTAATGCTCTACGAGAAGTTGATTCTAACATTTCTTTCAATTCCGTTAATAAAGTTTCTTTTTCTGCTGATGCCTCATTTCTTAAATCAGCACCATCAAGAGTTACATCTGCACCTGGTATAGGAATAGAACTAAATTTAGCTCTAATTGCACCTAACATTTCTTTTGCTAATGCTAATGCGTATCTTGCAATCCATTGTTTACCTGCACTATTAATATTTGTATATGTTAGTCTACCAAATGGCGCATTTGATAAATCACTTACAACATTTGAATTTGCAATCGGTGATTTAGTTTCACTTTCTAATGTATAATCAAAGTATACTTTTGCACCTGCGTCTTTAGATTGTGGGAATGGATATAGTCTAATTCTTTTACCATCGACATGGAATCCATATGCAGACTTACGAATAAGGTCATTAAATTCAATTGCTTGTAATCTTAAGAGGTCATCAAACATAGGTTGCATCATAAATGAGACACCAGGAGAATAATTACCCCATCCA